AGACGTAAAGTATTAGCTGAAGCATCATTTGGCGAACATCTACTAGCAGGGTTGCTAGACCCTTTGAATCTTGTACCTTTCGGTGGATTTGGTATTGCAGGTTTGGCAAAGGGCGTAGCTAACGGAACTATACGTTCTTTTGGTGGATATGTAAGCCACGTAGCAGTACGTACTGGTTTAGGTGCAGGTGCAATAACTGGTGTACTGGAGGCGGCATCAGCACCATTTGATCCTATCAAAACATCAGATGAGGTTATGACAAACATAGCGTTTGGTACTGTGTTTGGTGGTGCATTTGGTGGATTGCTTGGTATCCCTATGGGCATTAGAGCCAGTAAGGTTGGTAAGTTTCACAAAGCACATGATGACTTAGCTACTACAGTACGTGAAATAGAAGAAATGCAACTGAATCCTGCAGAGATTCAAGCAAAGATTGAAGTACCTAATGAAGCACGTACTGGTTTCTATGAGATGAAAACATCTGCACTAAACAAGTACAAAGAATATCTAATAAAAAAGATGGAGATGTTACGCAAAGGCAGAACAGATGCGTTACCTAGAGATCACAATAAATTTAAAAACATTGTTGTAAACATACACAATCTTGGAGATTTAACTTTACAAAAACTGTTTGGTAAAAAATACAATGTAAACAGAATTGTAACTGATCCCGAAAAGGTTAAGAACTTTAAGAAAAATGATCGAGATGGTGATACCAACTGGCATGGATTAAACGTTACGCCTATCGAGTCTATGATTTCTAGGCGTGGTTCTACTGTGTACATAGACAAAGCATCTATTACACGTCATTACGCTAGACTCATACATATGATGAACGACATTGATAATCGTCCTAGTGTACTACCTAAAGATGTACACGACTTTTTGTTTGGTAGAGCAGAAACATATTACAAAAAGAAAATGAGACTGCTTTCTACTAAGTATAAGAATCAGCCAGAGAAACGTGCAGAGTTTGCAGGTTACTTACACGGCTTATACATACTACAAGCAAGAAAGAAAGGTCTTATCAACAATGTAGATGACTACATTGATTTTATTCTGTTTCACGAACTGAATCATTCTAGTCCAAAACAGAACTATAACAATCTAGCTAAAGGTCATAGGCATAAAGACAAAGCTAACATTTTGAATATGGAACGTCTTACCAACGAGAACGCTATGAAAGACTTTATAGAGTTCCGTAAGATGGTTAACGAGAAACAACAGAATATGTTTGATGGCCCGATTGATAAAGAGGGTTTTGATTCTGTAATCCAACAAACAGAAAACAGATTAAAAGAAGTAAATACAGAACTTACTACTCGTAGACTTGAGGAATCGCATGATGTTCTAACTGGTCGAGTCAAAGACCCATACAGATATGCAGACAGTTGGTGGACTAACAGTTGGATCTTTAACAAGTTAGTGCCTACACCAATGAAGAACGTATTGCAGGACAGAAACATTGTTACACCAATTAAAAAGTTTTTTGTGAAGAACTTTGGCGACAAGGGTATGTTGCTTAACATTGAGAAACACGGAGGTGATTCTGGCAATAGCGTGTATATGAATGCAAAGCTATGGGAAGGCGAATGGGTATCTCTGTATATGGGACTAATGAAAAAGTATGCAGAGCAAACTAACAGACTATCGGGTGTAGCTAATGCAACACAGTTTCAAGGCGTACAAGTTGGTAAAAGGCGTATACTTGATGCAAGGCCAGTAGGCTTTGCAGAGTTTAGTACTAACGCAAATCTAAAATATATTAGAGGCGAGAAAGGTGCAGATGATCTCGAGCAGAGTGCTATTGATATGTTCGAGAAGTTTTACAAGGACTGGGAGCAAAGGCTTATCGATACTGGATTGATTGGTAACAAATCATTCTATGAGTCAAGGCAAATGGATCTTGGTTTAGATATCAATAAGTTAGAAGCAGATATTAAGAATTTAGAAACAGAATTAAAAGTACCCGAGAATGGTATCGAGATTACTAAAGACTTTGCGTTCACGCAGAAGCTACTAAATGAGTATGTAGCATTAAAACAAAAGTTAAACATAAGTGCAGAACAAGCAGTAAAGCAGACGTTTAACGCAAGTCAGAACGATTTACGCAGACTAACGCAACTGGGAGCGATACTGGATAAATTTGAGAAAAGAATGCGTAACACAAAGATTGGATTGTTACGTAAGAAGTACGAATCACTAGCTAATAAACGTATGATGCTCAAAGAGGTAGAAGAAACTCTTGAGTCTATTAAGCTAGATGGTGTGCGTAAAGATGCACAAGAACTTATGTTTCCTAGATATTGGAAACGACAAAACATTGCTGATAACAGAGTTAAGTTTGAGGAGATTCTTACAGATTGGTATATGAAGAATCCAGTTATTTTTAGATTTAACGAGAAACTAGGTAAGTATGAGCGTGTTGAACTTAAGCCAGATCTTAAGTCTGCTCAGCAACGTGCTAAAGAAACGACAGATGGATTGTTGAATATGAGAGATACTACCAACGAGACTAATAGTTTCTTTGGTATGGGTAAGTCAAAACACTTCAAGCACAGAACGTTAGATATACCTAATAAACTTGTAACTGATTTTATAGAAACAGATCCGTTTAGAGTTATGAAAGCATACACAAATCGAGTTGCACCTCGATATGAGTTTGCACTTATGAACGGCAATAAAACACTTGATGAAGTTATTGATGATATATCTATGCTTGGTTACGAAGCAGGATATAACGCTGACAAAGTAAACTCTATCGTTAAAGACTTTAATGTGATGTACGAGCGTGTTGTTGGTACAGTACAAAGAGATCCAGATAGATGGGATAACAAGATTATCCAAGTACTGCGTGATGGTGCTCAGCTAAATTATCTTGGTAGTGCAGGGTTTTCTACATTACCAGATATGGCAAAGATTATGATGGAGCATGATGCAGGTACTATTATCAAAGTACTGCAGGGTATGGTTACTGAAAAGGGTGTACGACTAAATGCTAATGAGGGTGTAATTGCAGGTGAGATAATTGACATTATCAAACAACAAGGAGGTCTACGTTTTAGTGAAGAACTAGCTAATGACCCATTATCTAACAAGAGTGGGTTTTGGGGTAGATACGAAAGAGGTGCGGCCGAAGCAAAGAACGCTTTTTATATGTTAAATTTACTAGCACCTATGACAAAGATATTTAAGTCGTTAGATAGTGCCGCCAGATGCCATACGTATATTGATATTGCTATGAAACGTGCAACTGGTAGTAAAGCTCTTACTAAACAAGAACTAGAGTATGGTAGTCGATATGGTATTAGTTTTGAGAATGCACGTAGAATCAAAGAGTTAGTTGATGACGGAACAATTACTAAAACTAATAACGGGTTGTGGATAGCTAATACAGAAAGATGGGGAAAAGAATATGCAGACCTTGTTAAAACATTTAGAGGTAACTTAGGTCAAGGTATTCTTAATACTGTATTGATGGGTACACCTGCTGACTTACCACAAATTGTAGATGGTCGTGTATTTATACCTATAAAGATTGCTAGAGCATTTGGCATGAAAGAAGATCCTCGTGTTCGAGGTTATGCACAAATGGAAACTGGACTACTAGGTATGCCGTTTCAGTTCTTTAGCTACAGTTTTGCGGCAATGAACAAAATAACTAGTGCATACGCACAAGGACAAGTGCGTAACAAGTACATTGCTTTTGCTAGTGCAATGGGTCTTGGGTATATGAGCATATATATCAAGTCGCAACTAACAGAGGGTGGTAGACGTAACTGGGAGAATATGGATTGGGAAGACAAGTTTGCTAGAGCGTTTGATCAAAGTGGATTACTGGCATTATTTAGTGATTTGTATTACACGGGAATGGTTACATCAGCAAAACTAGGTGGCCCAGACTTAGGATTTGGTTTGATTCAGCCAAAGTTTGTAGACAAACCAAGAGACGATATGTTTGGTCATGTATCACAAGTAGCTAGTGATATAGGTGGTGCAGGATATGGTTGGGGAGACAGTTTGCTTTATGATGGTTTAGGTAGCTTTGTTCGAGGTGAGTATGGAACGGGTGCAAAAAACATAATCAAAGATTTACCATTTGCTAGATTATGGTTTTTAAAAGGCTTCGTTAACGATATTGGTACTGGCATAGAGAAAGTTGGAAGGTTCTAATTGTGCGTTGAGCAAATATGACAATAGTGGTAAAGGGTAGATATGACTATACAACTGAATGAAAATAATCCAAGGATTGCCTACACATTAGCACAAGGTAATACACGTCAATCGTTTCCTACAACGTTTGAGTTTTTTGATAGTACTGATATCATTGTGTTTATTGATGGTGTAGTTAATACTGCTTTTACTGTAACTGGTGGCTCGGGGACAACTGGTGATGTTGTTTTTAACTCGGTGCTTACTGGTGGTACGGGTGGTACTTCTATAGTTATTACACGTTCTATACCTTTACAAAGAATTACAGACTTTCCAACTGCAGGTGCATTTAACATAAATCAGCTTAATACTGAGCTTGATAGAATGATTGCTATCAATGCCGATTTAGCAGATGGTATTACACGAGCATTGACACTTGATGCTTCTGATACAACGGCTTCAATAACATTGCCAAGTCTTGATTCAAGAAAAGGTAAGACTCTGGCTTTTAATATAACTACTGGTCAAGCAGAGGCAGGGCCAAGTATTACTGATATAAATAACGTTAGTCAAAATGTTGCTACTGCAAGTCAAAATGCGGCAGATGCAGTTCAAGCAAACACAGATGCACAACAAGCAAAGACAGATGCAGTAAACGCAAAGAATGATGCACAAACTGCACTAGCTAACGCAAACTTGCCAACTAGTTTTACTGGTCAAGCAGGTAAAATCATTCAAGTAAACTCAGCAGAAAATGCTTATGAGTTTGCAACTTCAGCAACAAATAATGGTGTGTTTTATGGATTAAGAGTAGATACGTCTACGGGTCATTTGGTCGTAGATAATTCAGTTTTGGGTGGTAGTGGTACATTTAATCTAAGCGATTATGACAACTACTTTTTTAGCAGTCCTAATATTGGATTTTCGTTAGACACATCTGGCGACTTAATTATAACAACACCATAGGAGGTTATAGTGGCAACTTTAAACGTAGGAAAATTAAGGGTAAATTGGAAAGGAGCATATGATGCCTCTACTGCTTATGAGGTAAATGATGCAGTTTCCTATCAAGGTAGCTCTTATATAGCAATTACAGCAACAACGGGTAACTTACCTACTGTTACTACAAATTGGAATAAAATGGCAGAGGGTACAAACCCTCTAACAACTAGTGGAGATATAATGACCCATGACGGATCGAGTGCGATTCGTTTACCTGCAGGTGCAGTAGGTCAATCACTACAAGTAACGGGCAGTAATACATTAGGTTATGCAAGTCAAAAAGGTTTTGAGGGTATTGATGTATTACAATCAAACGTACCTTTGTACGCTAACACAACTAACACAACGCTCTTTGGTACTGATGGTAAATATCCGTGGTTAGCACAATACGCAGGTAAATCGGGTGCTAGTGCTGACTGGATTCCTCAAGATGGTATGCCAAATGGTGCTTGTGGGCCAGTTAAACGACCATATGACGAAATGATGAGTTCATATACTAGTTGTATGTGGATTAATAGTAATCACGAAATTATGCAAACTGGGTATATGTCTCACGGCATAGGTGCTTTTTCTAATGGTAGTTACAATCCAAGAGTACAAATTGTCGGCAACCTTTCTATGGAAAATGGGGGTATGGCGGCAGATGAAAAGTTTGTAAGAGTTTGGTATACGGGTAACGCAGGTTGGGCGTTAACTAATAAAGGTAATCTCTGGTGTATTGGTGAAAACTCCAATGGTATGCTTGGTCTTGGTCATACAACAGATACATTTCAATGGGTAAGAAACCCTTATCTTGGGCCAGATGCAACTAATAACAGTATTACTTGTGAAGTATCGGGTGTAGCAATTAGCGATCCGAGAGGTTATCAAGCTATGGGTAACACTCGAGTATTTGTTATCCTGCATGATGGACGAGTAATGTCTTGGGGTTGGGGTGGCAATGGTGCTCACGGATTAGGTAGCACATCAAATACTTCTGAGCCTACAATAGTTAGTGGATTAACTGGTATTGTATCTCTATCACTTGGATACAATGAATCATATGCTGTTAAGTCAGATGGTACTGCGTATCACTCGGGTGCTAATGTAACTGGTGTTTCATCATTAGGTAGTGCAAGAACATCATTTGCACAAATGACTGCAGTATCTAATTGTGAACAGATCTTGAGTGCAAGTACGTATTATTACAATGGTGGTATTGATGCTAGTGGCTACTACATTGATACAACGGGCAACCTATATGGCATTGGAAACAATGGTGCAGGACAATTAGCTACGGGTAATACAACCGATCAATCTAGTTGGACACAAATAGGTGGTAGTGAAAACTTTAGTGCAATTCAAACATCTGGTAATAACTCGACTCTTAGTGTTTTAGCTTGGCTTGGTAACACTGCAGGACAAGACGGCCCAGGCGATATGTATACTTATACGATCGCATCTAACACTGGTATGCCGTTTAGAATGTTTGGTTACAATGGTAACGGACAACATATGCAAGGTAATACGACTGCGAACCAGTCAGTAAGAACACCTAGTACTGGTACGTTTGGTGATTACCACAATACTGTAAACAGTAGTGCAGATGGTACAGTAAGTAGAACTGCATTAACTTTCCCAAGAAACAATATGATTGCTTGTTTCCCTTGTAGAACTAGTGGCTATAACTCACCAATGTGGTGGGGTTTAGATACACAAGGTCGATTGTGGGTTTGGGGATATATGGCACAAGCCTATGAATATCGTGCAAATACTGGTGCTGAGTCATTTAACAAAGCATTCTTATATCCTGCTCCAATGCAACATACACTAACAGGTCAAACTGAATGGTGGGTTGGTGCTACAGATAAGAAGTTTACCGATATTGTTTCTGTCGGTCATTACTATAGTGGCTACTGGACACACTTCGCTAACACGACAACTGCTGATCTTTATATGATAGGTAACAATTACTATTACCAACATGGTTGTAGTCAAAATGTACACCATCATTTTTGGCATAAGAGAAACCCATAGGAGATATAATGACATACACACCACACCTAAAAAGAAAGTTGTATAAAACATCTCTAAAAAAAGAAGAGATTGTACACCCTATTCAGCTACCTGCTCCAGATGGTGCAGGTAAAGACCAAGATTACGCAAGACCAATCTTGTGGCATTTTATTGATGGCTCTGTATTTGTAACAATGTGGGACGACTGGCTTTCTGAGTTCAACAAAAAGAATGATGATAAGTTTGAAATAGCTAGTACATCAGACGCAAAGAAAGTACGTGCGTACTATGATGCAGAAGTAAAGATGCAGGTCGACCATCATGTTAACAATAAGTATAGTTCTGCTGATCTAGTTGATGCTAGTGATGATATTAAAACAGATGTAGCGTCTATTCGTAAAAGTGTAACAGATATATATGACGCTTTGGTATTGCTTAAATGAATGCAAAACCATCTGTATATGATGTTAAGTCTCAGATAGACACGCACGAAGCAGTATGTGCTGAAAGGTGGAGAGAAACTATAATACGGATACGCAGGTTAGAACACATAATGATAGGAACTGCAGGTACTACAATAGTATTGTTAGTATCGCTGATTATGAAGTGATGAACTATGGTCGTAGCCGAAACGTTAGCAGGTATCGCTCTAGTAAAGAGTGCAGTAGATGGTATTAAATCTGCAATAGCTACTGCGAAAGATGTCGGAGATATTGCACACGAAGTTGACAAACTTTTCGAAGGTGAAAAGCAAGTTCAAAAAGACAGACGCAAAGCTAATGATCCTTTTAGTGTTAAGTCTGTTGCTGAAGAAACAATCAACGCCAAATTAGCTAGAGAACACATGGACGAAATGCGTCAATTAATTGATATGCGTTTCGGACACGGCACGTGGCAAGGTATTATTGCTGAACGTGCCAGACGTATTCAAGCTATGAAAGAACAACAAGCTAAAGAACGTGCAGAAAAACGTAGACGGCACGACCAATTCATGCACGACCTACAGTTTGTGCTATTGATTATTGGTGGTCTTATGGTTGTTGTAGTTATAATTATATTAATGTTAATGTTTACTTAGGAGATATATATGTTTCAAGCATTGATTGGCCCGATAGGAAGTATAGTTGGTACTTGGTTAGAGGGTAGTGTTGCTAAGGCAAAAGCTAAAGCAAGAGTGTCTGTAGCTAAAGCAGAAGCTGAGGCTACTATTATGGAGAAGAAAGCAACTGGCGAAATAGATTGGGATAAATCTATGGCAGATGCATCAGCTACTTCGTGGAAAGATGAGTGGTTAACTCTACTATTCAGCGTCCCTCTGATTCTATCTTTCTGTGGATCGGGTGGCAGAAAGATAGTCTCAGAGGGGTTTGAAGCCTTGAGTCAGATGCCAGAGTGGTATCAATATTCTTTAGGTGTTATTGTTGCCGCCTCGTTTGGAATCCGTGGAGCAACTAAATTTTTTGGTAAGAAGTAATGAAGTTAAGTACTAATTTTACTTTATCAGAGATGTGCAAGAGTCAGACTGCTGAGAGATTGGGAATAGATAATACACCGACTAGTGAACATATTGTGAATATGAAACTTGTTTGTGAAAATATATTAGAACCAGTAAGAGATAATTATGCTAGACCTATTGCACCTAGTAGTGGTTATAGATCTGTGAATTTATGTGAAGCGATTGGTAGTAATAGCAAGAGTCAACACGCATTAGGTCAAGCAGTAGATTTTGAAGTGATGGGTGTTGATAACTATGAACTGGCAATGTGGATTAGTGAGAACCTATCATTCGATCAGCTAATACTTGAGTGTTACAAAGGTGGTAATACTGGTTGGGTGCATTGTAGCTACAGAAGTAAAGATGAGAATCGCCACCAATGTTTAACCTATGATGGCAGTAAGTATAGGCAAGGTTTGATATTGTAATGGTGAGGTGGATAGCAGGAGAACACACTTACTGCTATCGCACCTCTAATCTCTAGAATGGTATTTCGTCAGCGTCATCAATGACTGGCTCTGTTCTCGGATCAGTCTCCTCAACTTGTTCTTCTTGAGGTTTCTGCTTTTCAGAAACTTGGAAAGTCATAAACTTTCTACCATCTTTTTCTCTACGCCACCCTGCTAATCTATACACTTCTTCTGTTGTATTAGCTAGTGTAGTGTTGTCAATGTTACCAGTATAATCTGGTTTGTTTTCATTGTCAGTTTTATCATTAGGAAATATAGCACCTACCTTACGATAGACATCTATACGTTTGCTACCATCTCTGTTAGTACACGATACCATTGCAAATTTGTGTTCGTTACCTGCAACATCTACCTTGCCCTGCAAGATAAATTTTTGGTCATCAAATGGTGTACCACAGATTCCCGAGTTAGTATTATCATATTCGTCTGACATTAGAAGTCCTCCTTGTTGTTTCTATTGTTGCTATCAGCCGTGTATTTGTTGCCGTCCATCTCACCTAGGAATACATCTGCATTGAAACCTAAGTGTGATATCGCTTTGGTTAATCCATCTGTTATTGCCATCTTTGGTGCATCTTCATTAGTTTTAGTCTTGGCACTATTGAAGAATGTACGGCAACCACTAAACGGGCCAAAACAATTATCTTTAGTTTTAGTCCAGATAGTGATATGAGCCACACACGCAGTATCGCCATTGGCAAAGTTGACGAAATCCATTTTGGATTCCCAACCCCACCCATGACCAACTGGCCCAAATGCTTTTGTTACTTCTCTGATTTGATACTGTGGATCAATAGCAGTAAACTTTCTCGCACCAAAGCTAACTGGCTTGAGATATTTTTTGTCTGTCGTAGCTACTGCATTCCATAGTTTTAGATTGTCATGTGCTTGTTTTGTCATTGTGTGTTCTCCTTTTTAGTTGGGATAGTGAAGCGTAAAGATCCTCGCTTGTCCCGATTGATTACTAGTTTGTCCGTATAAACTTTACGTTCATTCGGCTTTACGATTTCTTTGAGTTCTTTCTTTGCTCTCTCAAACTGACGAGCAGGTTGTTCGAACTCGATATACTCATCAGCTAATGTATTGAAGTGGTTATCTTGTGAAGCATCACGAGCAACCATATCGTTCAATTCAATATCATCAATGCTGAGTATAGGTTTGTCTTCGACTACGGGAGACTTGTCTTCAACTACTGCACTCCAAAACTTCTTGGCTAGTAGTTTCAGTTCGTTGATGTACGACCAATTCTTCTTGACGTACGTAGCTTCCCATCTTCGATTGCCAAAGATTACTGATAAATAACAACCATCAAGATTGCTAAGAAACATATACCATTGCATTTGAGGCATATATCTTTCAGCAACATCTACCATCTTGTTACTATCATAAGTATGTTTGCACTCAACAAACGTTGGTTCTTCTTCAATGACACCATCAAGAGTACCACCACAAGGTACGCCCTCGTAGTTCATCTCACGCCATTGCTGTTCTTTAACTTGGAACTCGTATGTTTTACGAAACCAATGTATGTTAAGTGGTTCGGTAGTTATACCAATCTGTACTGCAAGGTTGTCAGTCAGATCTTCAGCTTCAGCACGACCAGTCTTTTCTGCCCATAGCTGATGCCATTCGTTATCATCTCCGTGTACTAGTCTGTTAAGATCACTACCACCGAGATACTTTCTTCTGTCTTTATCCATTGTGTGTTCTCCTTTATTTAGTTGTACTGCATTTATGCAGTTAGTTCAAGATGTTTTTTATTTAAAGCCAACATCAATAGCTTTCGTTTTTGCTCGTACGGAGCAATCCTTTCATAGAACTCTGAGTACGTAGGCCA